ACGACCAAGAAAGAAAAAAACCCAAAAGACAATCACCACAAGAAAATCAAGAAAAAAATCGAATAGATAATACATTCCATCAGGATTGTGCTCATAATTATAAAATTTGTTAAACTACCTACTACCCTAAAAAAATAGCTAGTTTAGAACCAATATAGGTGTTCCTATACCTACGTATTAAAAAATCTTTACCAAATTTACATTTCTACTACGCAATAGATCACTTAAGCGCGGTCGCCTCTAATTCTGCGAGCAAGTTGCAGATCCTTTACCATGATGGTCACTCTTTTGGCGTGAATTGCACAAAGATTAGTGTCTTCGAACAGACCAACCAGATATGCCTCCGCCGCCTCTTGGAGAGCAAGAATTGCAGAAGACTGGAACCTTAGATCCATTTTGTAATCTTGAGCTATCTCACGAACAAGTTTCTGAAAAGGAACTTTCCTGATCAATAATTCCGTTGATTTTTGATATTTACGGATTTCTCGAAGAGCAACAGTTCCTGGACGATAACGATGATGTCTCCTGGGTCTTGGAGCAGCGAACTTCCTGGCTGCCATTGCTTGCAGGAACCTCCTGGGTGCTTTGCCACCAGTACATTTTCGTGCAGTTTGTTTTGTTCGTGCCATTATTTCAAGCGATTTTGTCAAATTTTAATGAAATTTCTTTAAAAAATAGATTTTTTTTAACTTCAAACTCGGTTTGAGGTTAAAAATTATGAGGGTTTGAGATGGTGGTTCCTAGTAACATTTTTAAAAGTTACCGTTTTCCCTGAGAAATCGAGGAAGGAACTCAAATCGAGGAACCGAGGAAGGAACTCACGATACTAAGGATAAATAATACAATCACGTTCTATATCATTGTATTATCTTTTAGGTGTATATTTTTGCGTCATATTTTAATTTCTTGACACGTTCTGATGTTTCATCACTTCTTGCTTCACGTCATTAGATGGTTCTGCAGCCACTTCAGAGTCAGGAATAGCTTCATAATCCACTTTACTTAAATTCACTAGGTCACCTCCCTCCTCCATGATTTGGGTCAATACATTCCCAGATTTTTCAGCAATCTCTTGATTTTCCTTCATAGCCTTTTCTTTGGTCTCTTTAATTCTTCTATCAAACTCTTCCTTAGCCTCGTCTTCATTTTGCTTCTTGGCATGCATGAGATCATTCAATTCACTCTCTAGATATTCAACCTTTCCTGTCTTATAAGCATCGGGGTCAAAAGGCATCCACATACCGACCTGTCCAACGTATACATCATGACTAGGATCCGTCTCCCGCAAAAGCTTTGCGCGCATTTCAGCTTCCTCTTGTGTATTGTATGAACCTCTAATCTTTACGCCCCTCACGTTAGTCTGGAACTTGTGGTCGACATTAAATTTGTTCTGTAGTTGCTCTTCGTTATTCTCAATAAAGTTCTTGTAATCACCTAACAAATTTTCACTGGTCAACTTTTCTTGTTCTTGTTGTATAAACTCTTTTAGATCCGTCTGGATATCTTCAACATTCAGTTGATACTTGTACGAAATAAAGGTAATAAAATTATTATAAAGTTCAACAGATTTTGTATAATCCCAAGTTTTTACAAACGATTCAAAGAAATACTGATTCTTATCTCGAATAATTTTCTCGGGAGAAATAAACGATAAACAGCAAAACTTTTGTCCACTAATTGTTTTGTCTTCGTCTAATACATCGACGTAATTTTTCTCTGTCACTGGCTTTGAGAAACTCATATATGAATTATTATTATTTATATATTTAAGTTATATTAACGAATATCTTATTAATTTTTTCTCATATTAGTTTATATATGAACGATATCATAGATTTAGGTGAAGTTCTCCGTCGCGCAATTAAGTACTTAGTAGAAGGTTTAATGGTTGGTCTTGCAGCTAGTCTCATTCCCAAAAAGCCTCTCAACTTCGATGAAGTAGCTCTCATTTCCTTAACTGCTGCGGCTACATTCAGTATCTTGGATGCTTTCGTTCCCTCGGTTGCGGTATCTGCAAGATCTGGCGCAGGATTTGGTATCGGCGCAAACCTTGTCGGGTTCCCTCGATTGCTGTAAATTATTGATGAAATAATTTAGCGGTTCCATTTCTCATCATAGTGAACATGTATTTATTTATTTAGAAATACATGTTAAAATTGAATGCAATACAAGATGACACAACTTACATAGTTGATGAATTCACCACTCACTCTTATAGAACATAAATTCCCCATCGAAATTATCAATCTCATCCAGACTTACATTGTAAATGAAAATATATATATTGCATTAAATGAATATTTCTCTTATTTACAATACAAGGATTCCAAATATGATGAATTTGTATTCAATAATTACATCATTCCTTCTTGTTTCTGCGATCGTGAATTAGATGTAACTTGTGGGATATGTATAGAATATGAAAATAGTGATCATTACATCCCACAAGGCTATTTAACATGTATCAAATACAATACTCAATATATAAAGGTTATTAGTCGACATATCAATACGGCATAATATTATTCTATAAATGTTTTTACGATCGATAAATGGTAAAGACATTTATATAGTGGGAATAAATTCCCAATTCAATTCTCCACAGATTTTCTTCCAAATTTCATCCTGCTCTATTCTCTTTTCTCGATCTTTTAACATTGGAAAGTATGGAAGAAATTGACGCTGATCCAATAACTCGCAAAGTTTATATATCGTGTAATAGTAATTCAGAAAATTTACACGATCGTCGGGACAGTACTTTGCATACGGTTCTTGTATCTCAGTAAATAGGTTGCATAGAGTATCTTCCAGTTCAGGTGTCATACTCGGAGGCTTGATGCCTATCATATCCTTTATAAATGGTATGTGCTCGTAATACTTATTGTATCCTAGTTTTTTTAAGATTTCTTTTGTCTTGGAGTTTGTAAGTTGCTTCAAATCGATTCTTTCCTTCTTTATTTGATACTTTAAATCTTCGATTACCTGTTCTGGGATTTGTGTACTTTCTTTTGCTTGAAATTGTGCTAAAATTTCACGAAAATGATTGATACGCTTATATGCATAAAAGCAAATTTCTTTTGGAGGCTCTTTGAATGACGGCTTGTCGTTATCTATCAAAAGTAAGTCACATTTATGACACTCTGTACAGATCAACAACCCATCAACTTCTGAAAAAACCATTTCGCCTTTCCCACATGCCTCACATGAATTATCTTTTTGTTTCTCAAATGTGATAAACTTATCATCTATGTTTGACAAATACTTGGTTACATTATTATTAATTCTCTCTGTTTCTTTAGGTTGATCCTCAGCGCCAATCTTGAAAAACGCATTCAGTTTTTTACTCTTGATATTATTATCATTTGTAACATTTTTTTTATCCTCGAAATAATCGAATATTAAATTTGCATTGTTGAGCAAATAACTTTTTTCTTGTTTCTTCAATTTGCGTATGTCTTCTTTCAGTTGAACTATTTTGTCCACGATTTCTAATTTTTTCTCTATTTGTTTACAAGCCTTGTGTTCACTCTTTAGTGATATTATTTTTTGCTTCATGGTTGGAATTTTTTCGACATTGTTTTGCTTGAATGTATCAATATGATGTTGATGTTTGTCATCCAAAGTTACGGGCGTGACATTAAACTTTAGCTTTTTATCACATTTTGGTTTAAACGAAGGCATAAGATAATTGTATATTTATTTTTAAATATATATACATTAATATTGTATATAGATTAAACCTATTTTTATGAACATCTTTTATTTCCTTTAGAAAAAAGTTAAATTCCTATAAATCTTTTATGTGCCTGTTTTAATGAATGTCGAAATGAACGTAAACATGAATGATAAGTTAATAACCTGCAAAAAAGACTTTATATATAACGCTTTAGAGGACGGATGGACTATTCACAAAAAAAATGACTTCTATATATTTAAGAAAAAACATGAGAATAAGCGCGAAGTGTATCGTGATTCATACTTGACAAAGTTTATTGAGAAAAACATGAAACTGAAGTGAAACAGATATATATCACACTTCACGAAGCGAATATAGGTAAAATTCAGATGTTTTATTTGGGTCTGAATTTTAATTTAATTTTAATTTAAATTTAAAATCATTTTTTTTTTATCTTTAGCAATATTATAAAATGGGTGGTGGTTTAATGCAACTCGTAGCTTATGGCGCTCAAGACGTCTATCTCACTGGTAATCCTCAGATCACTTTCTGGAAGGTGACTTACCGCAGATACACTAACTTTTCTATGGAATCAATCGAACAAACTTTCAACGGTCAAGCCGATTTCGGTCGTCGTGTGACCTGTACCGTGAGCCGTAACGGTGATCTTGCCAGCAAGACTTACCTTCAGGTGACTCTTCCTGAGGTGGAGGCCAAAACCTCTGGTCAGGAGGCTCGTTGGTTGGACTTCCCTGGTCACCAGCTCATCTCCCAGGTGGAGGTTGAGATCGGTGGTCAGCGCATCGACCGTCAGTATGGCGACTGGATGCACATCTGGACCCAGCTCACCATGTCTGCTAACCAGAAGGCTGGTTACTACAAGATGATTGGCCACACCACCGCTTTGACTTACACCGTTGATAGCGCATACGCCGATATCAACACTCCTTGTAGTACTGGTGCCGCTCCTCAGGTGTGCGCTCCTCGCAAGGCTCTCCCTGAGACCACCCTTTACGTGCCTCTTCAGTTCTGGTTCTGCCGCAACCCCGGACTTGCCCTTCCTTTGATCGCTCTTCAGTACCACGAGGTGAAGATCAACCTTGATCTCCGTCCTCTTGATGAGTGCTTGTGGGCTGTGGATGGTACCTCCAAGGATACCAGCCAGTACAGCAAGTCCCTTGTTGCCGCCTCCCTTTACGTTGATTACATCTTCCTTGATACCGATGAGCGCCGTAGAATGGCCCAGAACCCTCACGAGTACTTGATTGAGCAGCTCCAGTTCACTGGCGACGAGTCTGTTGGTTCCTCTTCCAACAAGATCAAGCTCAACTTCAATCACCCATGTAAGGAGCTTGTGTGGGTTGCCCAGCCTGATGCTAACGTTGACTACTGCGCTTCTTTGGAGAGCGGTAAGGAGCTTTTCGTTGCCAAGGGTGCTCAGGCTTTCAACTACACCGACGCTATCGACGTCCTTCCTCCTTCCTTCAAGGCTTTCGGAAGCGCCGAGTCTCTTGCTTCTGTCATTAAGGACGAAGATACCAACACCGCCGGAGGTCAATCTTTCCAGCTCACCTCGCCTACCGGCGACTCTAATGACGGTGCCACCGTCTCCGATGCCGGTACCTTCGTGCTTGCCGAGACCGCCCTTGACATGCACTGCTGGGGTGAGAACCCTGTGGTTGTTGCCAAGCTTCAGCTTAACGGCCAGGACCGCTTCTCTGAGCGCGAGGGATCTTACTTCGACACCGTCCAGCCCTTCCAGCACCACTCCCGCAGCCCTGACTCCGGTATCAACGTGTACTCCTTCGCCCTTCGCCCTGAGGAGCACCAGCCTTCCGGCAGTTGCAATTTCTCCCGTATTGACAACGCTACCCTTCAGCTTGTCCTTTCCAACAACACCGTCCAGGGAACTGCTACCGCCAAGGTTCGTGTCTACGCTACCAACTACAATGTGCTCCGCGTGATGAGTGGCATGGGTGGTCTTGCCTACTCCAACTAAGCACCTAGTGTTTTACTCTTTGTTTTAGTGCTAATTATAGCATCAAAAACTTAATATCAAATATCATATTTCATAAATAATAAATTATGTACCTAACGTAATTTATTTTTTACCACCGCTTTTGTTTAGGAATTTGACTTATGAAACTAAATTATTTATCTGAATTTATTTTCTGCTCATTTTACATGGAGGAACTATATAAAAAAATATTACCTTATGATGATACCTGGTGTAATATCATGGGATTTTTTAATCCATATACTGATCCTTTCGAAATATCATTCACCAAAAGACTACCTATGTTCGATAAACGAGCATTCGAGTTGTATCCAAAATACAACTTTGTCTACGATAAGTTATGGGTAGCACAATCTCAAGATTTGGCGTGCGGTGACCCAAAAAACATTTCCCCCACTAGTAGCGTAAATTACCCTATTTTCATAAAACCTCGATGGGGACATAAAAGTGCGAGTAGTAAAAATTGTTTTAAAATCACTTCATACGAACACTTGCAGAAATACAAACACATTGATGACATGATGTGGTCAGAATATATCGAAGGGACTGAAAATATGACAGATTACGTGTTACTAAATGGAAATATTATTTACAAAATTACTTATTTATATTCTAAAGAGCAGAATGGATACACAGAAAGTTACAAGTATATTTCTCCGAATAATGAAGCACCCAAGCATATTACAGAATGGGTAAACAAATATATGGTCGGATACAGTGGGGTGGTGAATATGCAATACAGAGGTGAGTATATTATTGAGGCCGGGTTAAGACTTGCTAGAGGAGGTGCATATGTTCAGAGTATGAATAATAATGAAATAGTGGATATGATCAATACAGTCTACGATCACAACACTTATGTTCATCGAAGTAGAGAGAATTTAAATTTCACTCCGTTCTATTCATTCAAATGTTTTACTAGAATACCGATCATATATATATTTCCCCAGTATGTAGTAGATATTTTCATGAAATTATTTGGAGTAAAACCATTTTACGAATACTATTTCGAACCGAACGGGAATGATGGATGCGTATTTTTCCAATTTTTACATGAAAACAAACATATTGGTCAATTGTGCGTAACGATTTTCACATATCTTTTTATATTTGCTCAACTCTTTTTCATCATTATACTCATAATGCTTATCTATTTATTTTATGCTAACAAAAGCAGGTTCTCTGTCGTCATGTTGAACATAATGATTGTGACAACGCTTGTTTATTTGACGCAATATTTGAATCCAATTAGTGTGCATTTTAATTTATACAAAGCAAAGAGACAGAAAACGTTCTTCTAATCACTAAAATTGACATAAGAATTTACTCCATAATGAAATTAAAAAATATTTGCAAAGTATAATATGTTGCAACAACAACCATGTCAAGATGAGGAATGGGGGCAATTTGTAATCATACATCCGGAAATGTATGAATACAAACAACAAGTGAAACCTTGTTTCAATAAATTCATAGTAAATCAAAAAATAGGGAGGAATTATTTAAATGAAATGGGAAGAATAGAAACCATTCCCGAACACAATCATATCAATATGAATGAAACTTTGACCGATACGATGACTTATAAACATTTACTTATGACAAATACGCCACGGTTTCTTATCTTATGTACAATTCATGCATTTAATTATATCTTGAAAATTATAAAACGGTAAAAAGAAAAATTCATCATAACACAAAAGAATTTTTTATTTGAAGGCGTATATTTCATTTCTTCAAACAGGATTTTCATCCACATGAACTATTTATATTTACATTAGGAACAAAAGAGTCTATTCATATTCTTAGCTTCTATTTTATCAATTTCTGGCAGGAATAGTTTATCAATCATGTCACTGTTACGAAGACGAACTGTATAGGTTTGTTGCAATTTATTTCTCCCTACGCGTCCAATAGCCTGAACTAACTTTTCTTGCGTCATGTTGTCTAAATCTTTGCCTATAAATGCATGACAAAACTGATAATTGGTACCATAAATATAGTCGCCATTGGCGATAACAAGGTACAATTTCTGATTGTCAGCAAATTCCTTCACAATTTCGGTATATTCAATAGGTTGATCTTTTGAAAATAAACCAATACCCATCAACAAGAGTATTTTCCATATATCAGTTACATTGGACAACTCTATAATTCTTTGTACATCAGCGTTGGTTATGTCGGAAGTAAATACATTATGTACAGAAACATTATACCATTTTTGTAAATGGGGTAGACTATTCGGGACATACAATTTATCAATAGTCACCTCTCTGTAAAGAGCATTTAAGTCATCTAGTCTTCTTCGTATTTCCTTTACTTCAGTAGATTGTGACTCTTTCTGTAGACGCTTCTCATTACCAGAATCAATATCCTTCTGGATAATATTCTCTAGCAACTTGTTTAACTTCAAAATTTGGTCATTAATGTTGTTATTAAATAATATATCTTGATTAATCTGATTCATTGTTTGCGATGAAAGCTTCGATTGCTGAATACAGAACTTTGCAATTTTTTCCACATCTTCGGCGATAAATATAGTAGGTCCATCGGTAAGTGTAAACGCATCACATGTAGTTATGTTCATTCCGTTACTTTGTTTTGAGAAGTATGTATTGATTGGGATCCGGGTTCTCTCCATAGATTGGAAATATTCATACGTATCTTCCCATTTAGCGGAAGGAAAGTGTTTCAGAATTTTGAAATAATAATGTTTTATACCTTCCATATCAATTTCATAAATAGAGTTGAAATATTCATCCACATCGAGTTCTTCAGGTAGTTCAATATCCAGATCTTGAATATGAACGATGAACCGACATACTTCGTGCAAATCCAAATATCGATACAATGTGGAATTTTCCGATATGTGTTGAATACAACTCTGTAAATCAGCAAAATTTTTGTATTGCAAATGAGGCACCACGACCTCTCCATTAGCATTAGTAACACGTATACTTTTCTTACATTCCATACTGGTAATAGTATGAATAGATGGATTTTCAAATTTTGAACGAAAATCATCGACTGTAGTATGAAGTTCCTCTATGGTAGGTAGTGTCGCAGATGATAGCACAATATTTGGAATTTCATTTTCCCGCCAAATATCGGTGATGTATGAATGACATTCATGATGCTCATAATCGAGGGTAATTGTTGGCTCATCCCAGAAAACCAATAAATCCTTATTTGTTTGCGATAATTCCTCGTTAAATGAACACATGTATCTCATCGCACACAAATACGATTTTATATCACATATCATGATTTCTACGTTGACACCATCGCTATTATCTACTTTTTGAATACCCCCACTTCTTCTATTACGTTGATATGTTTTTGCTGCGAAATAATGTAACCGTATGTCATCTGCCGTTTCACATCCGAATGCAAAAGCTATTTTTTTCCCAACTGAAATAGAAGACTTTGCCAAAGCCACGCCTACATGCCTCGCTGCACAAACAAATATTACACGATATTGTTGGGATAATGCAATAGGTGTCAATGTTTTACCCGTTGCGGTAGGAGCCGTATACATGACTAGTTTCGAGCTTTCTGCATGAATACCATCCTTGTTAAAGATTTGCATAATCTCTTTTTGATGAGCATATAATTTGTTGGGTGCATATTTGAGCAAATATTCATTGCATTCAATGTACTCTTTTCCCTTGGCAATGATAGCCAGTAGTTCAATATCCTCTATATAGAGGGAAAGAATATGCTTTACAAATTCCATAAATTTACTATTCACAGTGTATAGATCATACTTGAAGAGCCTAGCAAGCGTATAATAATGTACACACCATTTATGATTGTCTGTATACTTGTATTTCAGTAGCTTGCCCACGATTTCTAAAAGAGCGAATTCATAAATTTCCACGTCTGACTTGAGCACTTCCTTGCTATTATTTTCAATACGCATCATATTTGCCTTGCTAATTTTCTTTTTATTAATACTAAAATCAACATTGTAGTCGATACTGTATTTTTTGGCCATCTTACTGATTTTATCATGCAAATAATAATGATAAATATACTTGTCGTTTATTTCTGTATTTTCTATTTTCAAAAAGTTCATGATTGTTTTTGTTGGGTTGTGCGTGTAATTAGGTTCATAATAACCTCGAGAAATCATGTCGATTACTGCTCTTTCCTCTTCGGAAACGGGTATTTCTACCGAGTTCCATTCAGATCTATTCAGTTTACGTTGAGACAAATTCATGATTCGTATAAGTAAATGTATAGTGTATCTGTTTGATTTTTCTAAATCAATTTTTTTCTATAATCAAGTTGTCTGGTCTATATTTTAATAAATTCATTTCTTTCAAATTCGTTTTTATGTACTTGTCAGTATATATGTCCTGCAACAATAACCATTCAAACATACCTCCTGGATAAACATAAATGTTTGTAAATCCTAGGTCTTTCAATTGAATATACTTCTTGATTACATTCTCGTCACAACTGTTATATCCGTAGATAACTATAGGTGTAGAGAGATCTGCGCTGTAAATTTTATTGATTACAGACTCTTCATTAATAATCGGTACTGTACCTTTGATTAAACATAAATCGTCATCATATTTCATAACAGTGATAATCGTATATTTGTGTTCAACACAGTGTATCATATCTTGAAATGATACTTTTTGTAGGGATTGTGTATTTCCCATATGATATAATATAACGATAAATAGTCTAATATAATTTTAACGCAAATAATATTTTATGATAATGATAGAAACTAATCAACATTATCATACACACAAATAGTAGTTTAGGAAAAATTTATAGTAATTTCTACATCTTCACGCTTAATTGATTTTGAAGCAAGTAAAGATAACTCTTCACGTTTCTTTCTTGTTTTTTTATCGGAGATTATCTTTTCCTTCTTTTTGGAAGTGCTATTTCTGGCATTCATGTCGTTTTCAATTTGATCGTAATTACTTTCGATATAATTTAGGATTTTATTTTCAATTGCCCACTTGAAAAAGTTCAATTGTCCTAGTGTTGTCTGAATTGCACTGCCATTTTTGTACGGAATATTGATCCTATCCCACCTACAAAAAGGATCAAACCTTTTTTTTGAATACGCTTTCAACTTCAATTTGTAGTCGTTATAGACCTTGAACCTACGAATGGTATCCTCTTCTGTAATATCATATACCGTGTAATTTTTTTTAGCATAATTAGTAGCAAACCAATCTACAATTCTTAAGGATACTTGAGAGTCTCCGTTGATAATACTCAACATTTTATCCAAATAATCAGTATTTGTTTGATAGAATTGTAATAAATTATTTAATAATAGACTATTTTGGGTAGAATACGACATTTGTATATTCTATCTCTTATTATTTAAGTTTTTTTTGTTAAATTATAATAATTCATTAATTCATGAAGAATATCATTCAGTTTAGAGATTGTTGTTACGATAATAAACATTTAGTGGGAGGAAAATGTAGTTCTTTGGGTGAGTTAACGAGGTTGTCGCAACAATTAAATTTTGAAGTTGCTGACGGGTTTGCAATCACCACAGATATGTATGATACTTTTATCAGAGAAAACTCAGTACATGAGTTCATAGAGAATACTGTTAAGGAAATAGACTATGAAAATCTCTCTGATATTGAAGAAAAATCTGCACACTTGATTAAGGTTATATCAAACGGGGAATTTAATGAAACTCAGTACCAGGAAATCACAGAAGAATACTTGCTTATGTGTAAAAAATATAACCAGACCAACGTTGACGTTGCTATTCGAAGCAGTGCCATAGCAGAAGATTTACCCAATGCATCATTTGCTGGACAACAAGATACTTTTCTTAACGTTACCGGTATCGAGGAAGTCGTATCAAATATCAAAAAATGCTTTGCGTCATTATTTAACGTGAGAGCTTTATCTTATCGCCATTCTCATAATATTCCTTATGAAGACGTCAAAATTAGTGTAGCTGTACAAAAAATGGTTCGTTCTGATATTGGCTCTGCGGGTGTTGCTTTTTCAATTGATCCAGAAAGTGGTTATGACAAAGCAATTGTTATCAATGCGTCTTTTGGTTTGGGTGAGCTTGTTGTTAGTGGCGGTGTGAAGCCAGACGAAATCATATGTAATAAAGAAACATTGACTGTGGTCGGAAAAGATCCCATAGTCATGAAAAAAATGGGGTCAAAAAATACGAAAATTGTATATGGTACCACCGGAGGAACTATGGAAATAGAGACAAGTATGATAGAAAAAATAAATTATAGTATGACCAATAATCAAGCTGTTTCTTTGGCTAGATACGTATTGTTGCTAGAACATGAATATAGTGAACTTCTTGGCAGGAAAACAGGAGTGGATGTAGAATGGGCCATTGATGGTGTGGATCATAAAATTTACATATTACAAACGCGTCCCGAAACAGTTCACTCCAATGATAACAATTTGGTAATAAAAAAATATATTTTAGATGAAAAAAGTGATGTATTAGTAAAAGGTGTAGCTGTTGGAGAAAAAATAAGTTCTGGTAATATTAAAATTCTTCAAAGTTTGAGCCAATATAAGGAATTCAATGAAGGTGATATATTGGTCACTGATATGACCACGCCAGATTGGGAACCACTTATGAAGAAGTCATCTGGTATCATTACAAATAAAGGAGGACGTACCTGCCATGCAGCAATCGTAGCACGTGAAATGGGACTTAATGCTGTAGTTGGCACTAACGATTGTACCATTCGATTGAAAGACACAAAAGACTGCACGATATTCTGTGCGGATGGTGAGGAAGGTATCATATATAACGGATGCTTGAATTACCATATTGATGAAATGACGTTGGATAAAAATAAACAATTACCCGTCAATTTGATGATGAACGTGGGAAACCCCGAAACTAGTTTTGCGAATTCATTGTTACCAAACAAAGGAGTTGGGCTGGCGCGACTAGAGTTTATTATCAATAATTACATCAAAATTCACCCCAAAGCACTTATTGATTACCCAAACTTACCAGACGATCTCAAAGAAAAAGTATACAAAATGATTGGGGGGCATGTGAATGGTGAGTGGTATTTCATCAAACGCCTTGCACGCGGAATTGCCAAAATTGCTAGCGCTTTTACACCTCATGATGTCATTGTTCGATTTAGTGATTTCAAGTCTAATGAATACAAAAATTTATTAGGTGGAGATGTGTACGAACCAGATGAAGAAAACCCCATGATTGGTTGGAGAGGTGCCTCTCGCTATTACTCTGAAGAATATGAAAAAGCATTTGAAATGGAATGTAAAGCAGTTCAATATGTTCGTAATACGATGGACATGAAGAACGTAGTTGTCATGATCCCATTTTGCAGAACTCCTCAAGAGTGTGAAGATGTTATCACGACAATGAAAAAATATGGACTGGTCAGAGGGGAAAACGGATTGAAAGTCTTTCTTATGTGTGAAATTCCATCGAATGTAATTGAAGCGGATAGGTTCAGTCAGTACGTTGACGGAGTTTCCATTGGTGGAAATGATTTGCTCCAATTGACACTGGGTGTAGACCGAGATAGCCAGAAAATTACTCATTTATCCGATCATGAGAATGTGAGTTATAGACGTATGATTAGTCAAGCCATTAAAACATACAAAGAACATGGTGTAAAGGTAGGGTTTTGTGGTCAACAACCTTCTGACTCAGTAGAATTTTGTCAGTTTTTGATAGATGAAGGTATTGATAGTATTTCTGTAACACCAGATAGTGTGTTAAAGACCATAAACAATCTATGCGATTAATTAATTGTATAAAATTTGCTTATTAACTACTTGCATATGATTGTCAAATTCATATACAATTGGTGTGGTATTAGGGATCTCTATTTCTCTGATTTTACTTTTATCTATTTGTTCGATATGTTGTATTAACACCCGCAATGTATTTTTATGTGAGCAAATTAAAGGCATTTTCCCCTCTTGTATATGTAGTTGAATGGTGTTCCATAAAGACATTGTCCTTAAATATGTCATATAAAACGATTCGCCATATACAGGATTGTATCCAGCTCCTGTATAGATGTTTAAATTTTGTATTGAAGCAATGTTATGAGGAGGCATTTCAAAATAACTACCTTTCCAAACTTTTTTCTCTCTATTGTGACCAGTTAGTTTCCCATAATGTCGCTCGTTCAATCGCCAAGTAGTGAAGGCATCTATACCGTCTGTCAATCCGTAGCTCTGTATTTCATCAGTCAATAATTTATTTGTACGAATACTTCTTTGTAACTCAGATGTATATGAAATCTGTGGGATAAGGTTATTATTTAGAATTATCTTTCCAGCTCTTCTCGATTCGTCAATACCATTTGGTGTGAGGCCTACATCAGCCCAACCTGTATATAAATTTGCAAAATTCCACAAACTTTCTCCATGTCGTATTAGTATTAACTTTTTGGTCATGGGATTAGAGTGTGTATGTATTATAATAATTAGAAAAATATATATGTATGATATCGTATTAAAATACATATATATTGAATATATTAAAGCTTGTATATTTGAACGTTTTTTAGATCGGCAAATAAAGTAACCAACTCATCATTTTTGTAGTCGTGTATGTAGTAAATTTTTCGGATACCTGACGCAAGAAGAAGTCTCATACAGATAATACATGGATAATGAGTAATATATGCAGTGCAATCGATTGTAGATACCCCGCGCTTAGCACAGTCACAAATAGCATTTTGTTCTGCATGAACGGTAGCTTGTTCATGATTGTTTCTGACTATGCTTCGATGGGGGCATCCTGGCAAAAATCCATTGTAGCCTTGACTAATAATTCTATTGTCCTTTACTAACAAACATCCAACCTTCATTCGATCACACGGGGAACGTTTAGCAGTCACTTCCACGATTTCTTTGAAATAGGTATTCCAATCAGGTCTATCCATTGCTATTACTTATTGAATAATATTTATATTTTTTTGACTGTCAAATTCTTTGTAAACATAAAATTATCATGACTACGATCTTTTTTTTGAATATTACAGTCTAAGCACGAACAAACTACATTTCCAAAGTTGTGACCTTTCGTATTATCTATCCTATCTAAAGTCCATTGATCTCCGTCATTTTTGGTTTTGTACAAAAGTAACAATGGAATGTGACAATAGGCACACTTACATTCTGACAATTTTAACAGATCTACGGTTTGTGCGTAAGTTATAAAACTATTTTCATCGAATATTTCTTTTAATTTATCCTGTTGCTTATACCCACTTATTTTTTTCTTGAGTAACCCTTCCACTTGTTTATCTAAATTAATATAAATTCCATTGATTATATTGACTTGTTCTTCAGCCCGGAAATATTTCTCATCAACAGAGAGAATATTCTTTTTCATATCATCTTTTGTATTTCGAATAAGTTTGTTAACGTGATAACGATTGTTTTTCCCATCTATTACAATTTTTTTATCCATTATTATATGAATATATAATACAAATCATAATACAAACATAATGTCGGCTATAAAAGGTATAATTGAATAAAATGTGTTTATATATTAATTTACAAAATGAGTTAAATCTAAATGCACATAATATAGCATGGAGAGCAAAACAGAAAATTTCACATCGATGAAAGAATTGGATGCTCTATTGAATAATGAGCGCATTGTAAACAACGGATCTACGTGGAACAAACTAGACAAAAGTAAGAAGATTCAAAAAATACAATTCTTCTGCGAAAATCAGTTTCAAGACGAGGATACAAGAGCAACTGTACTAGAAATACTTACCAGAGCTATTGACAATGGTAGACTCTCAAAGGTGAAAGATGTCACATATAATGTACCCAACCAAACTATTACCGAGATCCCATCTTTGGCACAAGTGGAAGGTACTTATATTTTGAAGCAGGAAAAACGCATATCAGCGAGTAAAAGTTTACCCTCAAAAACGCGATTGAACCACACAAAAAAGAAAAAACTAAAAATTGATAATAAAGATTTAATGGCAATATAACTAATTACCGATAGATATGATATATATTCAAACCGATACCAAATGTGTAGATGAAATAAATGCAGACGAAGAATTGTACGAAAAACATTTCGATAGGTTGATGAACATAGAAAGTTCCTTGGAAAAACAAAAAGAGGAGATATTAAACTATCTATATGATATATGTACTGAGTTTATAAACTCACATACGATATCCATTTGTGAAGAAAATTTTTCGAGCATATTATATGAAAATATGAATTCCATGTTATTTTGCGCAATAGAAAACCAATATGAACTTGAAGAAAACTTGTACGAGTTTCTAAAGTCCCCTGGTATATTTATAAGCAAAGCAATTAAATTAGTCTACACAAAACATATTCCTATTCGAAGCTATAAATCTACATTTATTCGATCAAATGTAAATGTTGAAAAGGATGTATTATCAGAAAAGATAAAACGTTGTGATAATGTCATACAGCCCGATCAACGAACGAAAGAGTGGTATGAATTCAGACATGGAATTATAACAGCAAGTAGTGCTTGGAAGGTATTTGATTCGCCGGCAGTATTGAATAGTCTCATCTATGAGAAATGTAAACCGTATGTGATAAAAGCGTCATCTGGAGATTTTGTAAACACAGAGAGCCCACTTCATTGGGGACAAAAATATGAACCCCTCTCTGTCATGCTTTATGAATCGTATTATGATACCAAAATCGGTGAATATGGATGTATACCACACGAGAAAATAAAGTACATTGGCGCTTCTCCTGATGGAATAAACATAGATCCGAACAGTGAAAGATATGGAAGAATGTTAGAAATTAAAAATATTGTAAATCGTGAAATAACACAAATACCAAAGAAGGAATACTGGATCCAAATGCAATTGCAAATGGAAGTTTGTAATCTAAACGAGTGTGATTTTCTGGAAACCAGATTTGTTGAGTATGACAATGAAGGTGATTTCATGTTGGATGGTTCCGATGTCGAAAGCGCAGATGGTAAAATGAAAGGTATAATTCTACTGTTTTACAAAGAAAACAAACCATTGTATGAATATTATACACGATCAATACATGGAGATTTTGATAAGTGGGAAAAACAAATGTTTGTAAATCATGCAGACAATATGTTCATGAGAACAATTTACTGGAAATTGGATGAAATTAGTTGCATACTAGTATTGCGTAACAAAAAATGGTTCGCTAAAGCTGTTGTTGAAATGGGTAAAACATGGGATATCATCACACATGAAAAAGTTCATGGATATGAACATCGTGCTCCAAAAAAAAGGGTTCGGAAAACGAGTTTTGATATATCCGAAAATAAATGTCATGTTAATTTATCCTCCAAGTTATCAACCGCTATTAGCGCTGACGATGCATTAGTTGATACAATTCATGACGACAAGGATAATAGTGACACTAACTTATAGACCATTCATTTATATGGGTTCAATTCTACGTTCACCAGTTTTTAGATTGGTGATAATTTTTTGTTTAATTACAGTATTCCCAGTGACTTCTGTAATTAATTCTATCTTTAAATCCCCGTCGAATATAGTTTGAACTTGACGTGATGTCATCCTTGCGCTAGGTTGGTGGGTTCGACCATTATGCGATATATTTATATTTACAGGTATATTTCCTCCACGAAAATGATGAATATTCATACCCTGTGGTCTGGTATGTTGAGGATGCATTTGGTTAAAGAAAGCAGCAAATATGTCATGTGGATTAGCAAATGGGTTATGACTCCCTCGAAATACATTACGAGGTACGTTTTGTTTATTGGTAAGTATTTCATATGCTTCAGATATTTGTTTAAATTTTTCTTGTGACTCTTGGCTGTTCTTGTTTTTATCCGGATGCCATTTCAAAGCCATTTTTTTATATGCCCTCTTTATTTCTTCGTCTGTTGCATTTGATTGAATACCTAATAGTTTGTAATATTTATCCATATACATATGACAATCATTACTATTTAAATAATATTAGATTAATTAAAACAATATAGAATTTTCATCGTTTATTACGATACATGGATGATCAAGAAATGAAGGTAAAAAAAAGGGACGGAAAATTAGAGGAAATATCGTTTGACAAAATCCTTCATCGTGTAAAATCTATTGGGTCTGAGGAAAATATTAATTTGAATTACTCTCTCTTGGTTATAAAAATAATTGATCAATTGTACGATGGAATAGACACTACTAAAATAGATGAATTGACTGCCGAGCACTGTGCATCGCAAAGTACACATCATTTAGATTATTCTACTCTGGCAAGTCGGATCATTATCTCTAATCATCATAAAAATACTCCGTCATCTTTTCAAGAGGTAACCAAATCACTTTTTGAATTTACTGATGTTCATGGAAAAAAATCTTCTCTAGTAGACAAAGTGTATCACCAACGCGTGATGAAGAATATAGACGAACTGGAAAATTATATTGATTATTCTAGAGATTATCTCATAGATTATTTTGGGTTTAAAACCTTAGAGCGCGCATATTTATA